TGATCTTATACGGCACACCGGGAGGCACGTCTTTGGCGATGATCTCTTCCAGCGTCAACCCGCAGTCTGGGATCGGCATCAAGATCGCTACGCCGCCATTCGGCTTTGGGTAAATGACTCGTTGGTTCATGTTGGTCACCTGAAGATTGCGACATTAACGGTAGTTACATCGATATTAGCTCGATAACTAAATGCAGCGGTGCCCGATACGTAACCTGTATAGAACGAAATAGTACCCGTAGTCCTCGCGTATTCGCTCGCAAAAAATACAACGCTAGGATCGTAACCTGATTGGTAGGTGACCGTTGCCAGTGCAGCGTAGTTAGTGTCTGGCATAGCATTTGTGAAATTCACTGTATAGTCGGCTACGCCGTTATCGGTAATACTAGTGACGTTGCCACTACCTCTAATTGCCGGTGTACCAGTACCGTTAAAGTTAATCCACGCACGGCAACCAAAAGCGGTTGCTGAAGAACCGTAGCCGCTGTTGAACTGAAAAGCGCCCGACGTTTCAATACCAGCTTGAATATTTCCGTTGATTAAAAAACGAGTGGGGTGATTAGTACTAGAGCCAAACGCTGCGACGTTGGTGCCGAACGCGCCGACCTGAGCGGTAGCTGTACCGTTATCAAATTGGGCTACGCAAGCGCTAGAACGGGAGAGCGAAAGAATAGTGCTTGGGTTACTAGTGCCAATGCCTACATTACCAGCGGCGGTGAGGCGGACACGCTCAGTAGCCGCAGCGCCGTTTTGCATTGTCTTAAAGACCAAGTCAAAATCTTCTGACGCGGCGATAACATCAGTTGTTACAGCTTCCAACACCACACCAACTTCGGTATTACCCGCCGAAGTCTCAGCGGCAAACTCCATACCGACGCCAATACCAATTGCTGGCGTACCGGACGATTGGCTGTCAAGACGAAGGACTTGCGTGACTGCGTTAGTCGTAGCGCTTGTCTGCTGAACATGTACTCTGGTTTGTGGTGCGGTAGTACCAACACCGACGTTACCGGAAGTGTCAAAACGAACCCGCTCAAGACCAGCGGAATTACTAAATACTAAGTCCGGTGTAGCACTGTCAGACGCACCAATATAGTAAGTTTCGTTACTATTTACCCTTGCTTGCGTATAACCCACACCTATTGAAAATAGTTCACTATTTGCGCCAAAAAACGCTCTACCTGACGCTACATTAAATTTACCTTGTATGGTGGTAGCGGGTCCAACTCCTACGTTGCCAGACGAATCAGCGCGTATAGCTATGGACGAACCGCCATACAACGAATTAAAAGAATAGAAATTAGTGCCGTTACTAAATACGTAAGCAACCCCACCGGCAGGAATAGCAACTCCAGATCCCGCAGCAGTAGTGTTACCGGCAACCGTAGAGTTGTAAATCGTCGCCGTGTACGCCGAAGTATTCTGAATAATGTATGTTTTTGAAACCGGCGGGGCGTAAACGTTAAAGTTAGCGCCAGTCGTCGTAGAAAGACTAATTATGGCTCTACGCGCTTGATCAGGTGCGTAGTTAGCAATAGTTAAAGCTTGGTTTGCGGAAGTAACGGAAACCGAAACCAAACCAGCAATCGCAGCCTCAAGCAACGTACCGAGATTGGTATTGGTGGTCTGCCCCCACGTACCCGGCTGTTCGCCATCGCCCAGCAGCTCAAGGCGAAGAATTGATGAAGGGGTGCTCATTATTGTTCCTTAAAGCGTCAATAATACATAGCCGTCAAAAGACTGTACAGACTGAGATGTCGTAGCCACTATGCTTCCAGTGGTGACAGCCGGGAATACTCTGTACGTAGCAAGGGTAGCTCGATAGACACTCGTATTGCCCCCGGTGACATACGCGGCTCTTGTAGATCCAGCTGGGTCTGTCGCCGTCATCCCAGCAGTAGCACTTCTGTCAAAACCAAACCCGCTTACCATAAGCGCTGGAGTACTAAGATTGCTAGAGGGTATTGTATGCGTAGTGGATGCCACGGTAGAAAAAGTTTTGATAACGTTCCCACCGTATGTAGTGTACGGGCGTACAGCGAGTAAAGCTACCGTAACATCCGCAGATAAATTGGTAGAAAACGTATAGCTAGCACTCGGTGCAGCGGTAAGTTTTCTATACAAACAAGTTAGCCTAGCAAACCCACCAGTAAAAGCCCCGCTGCCAAAAGCTTCCGTCCAACCAGCGGATGAAAAAGCATTTCTAGTTGTAGTAGCTGTTATAAGAGCAACTAGCATGTCTCCGTTTACAGTACCCACTGGGGTGGTTACAATTATGCTAGTGACAGCCAAAGCATTATTAGTGCTAATTAACACTGTAGGCTGTGGCAATTGTACTTGACCAAATAAGCCAAAACTTCGGGCAGCTACAGAACCCCTTGTTCCTAGCAGCGGCATGGCTTAGGCAAACCTTGTTTGGCTGGCAAATACAGCGTAGGTAGGCGTGGCCGCAGTCTTGATAATGCTGTAGGTATACACATCAACGCTATTTACATTACCGGAAGTCGGAGCTGAACCGCCCTGCCACCGCGTAGTAAGACCTACCGCCGTACCGTCTACTTGAACCCCAGTAGGAATGTACGCCGTAGCACCTTGCGTCACCAAAAATACCGCAGTAATGGAACGCCCTACAGGGAGGATCGAGTTAAGCGTCGTGCTGCCGTCGCCACGAAAATTTACGGACCAGTTGCTAAAGGCATTAGCGGTATAAAAAAGAATGCTTTGCGTTAGTAAGTCGTACGCAATGGTTCCAGTAGCTTGCGTAGCTGAAATCGTAGCGATCTCTTCGGTGTTATAGAGCACCCCACCAAAAAGATTCGTAGCGTTCGTAGCGTTGGTTGCACTCGTCGCGCTTGTCGCTGTTGCGGCGTTACCAGAGATACTGATACCCCAAGTGCCCGTAGCAAAGTTGCCTTGGCTGTCTACGAACCGGTCCGCAGGTGGTGCCACCGCAAAAATATCTTTAACCCCAGAAGAAAAAGATACGGCAGCGCCGCCGTTACTAGAAGCAAAAACGCTGGTACGAGTAAGACTGTTGGTAGCCGCCGTGTACGTCCCAAGCCCGACTTCCCACTCTGAAGTAAACTGTCCTGCAATACAGTAGTAGACAGTATTAGCGTTACCGATTACCGAAAACGCCTGATAGCCAAGAACAGGGCCAGCCAGCACCATCGGCCCAATGCCAGAAGAAGCTGTGGTCTCACGGACCCGATCTTTGACTACGAGTGGCATTTATTGAGCCTCAATTAGAGTCCAGTCAGGCGGTGCATCTGTAGATCCTGATACAGCCACTTCTGATACGCCAACACCGGACACCCCAGCGCGAAAAGTTGGACTGGCTGAATTGATATTTCCCCAATTACCATACTGAGCAGTGCTGATAACCGACCATCCGGCGTTTTGGTTCGTGTTGATCGGTGTCCAAGGCATGATTAGCCCAACCGAAGGATCGCAGTAGTAGCGCTAGCCACCGGAAACTGCACAGTGAACGTAGTGCTAGAAGTTTTATCGTTTCCAAAATCCAAAACGCAAACCGCCCCATTGACTCCGGGTTTGTAGATCAACGCCCCGCGAGCTGTAATTGAGCCAGTCCAAGTAGCATTGGCAAACGAAATATAAGCAGTAGTGCCAGACGGGCCAATAGTTGGAACCTGAGTCACCACCAAAATCTGACCGGGAGCCACGTAGCTGCCGCCCGACGACTCGCCTACAGAAGTATAGGCAGTAGTGTTCGCATCCAACGTAGCGTTGTTGGTGTAGAGCGCAATGTAGAATGAGCCAAACGTAAAGTCGAAGCTACCATTTAGCAGCCCCGTCTTGAACGTATTACAAGTGTAGTTACCAGTAAAAGCCATTACATCACCGGTTGTCTGAATTGACCCGAGCGATATGCATCTTGACGCTCAAGACCATCACCAAGACGCTTAGCAAGGGCGATGGCTTCTTTATACTTCCCGTCGTAAAGAGTTAAGAGATCTGCATCACCCTTCATGAACGTGTACGCCTCAACAAGACAACCGTAAAGCAAAACCGTATCAAAGTTATCCCCAAGCCAAGTGGTAGTCGCCGTAACGATGGACTCGGGATAATAGTAGTAATGAAGCTCAACCGTATAGGCCGCATCGGGCGTAGGGCCGATAATGAAAGAAAGTTCGTTCGTAATCGTACCAACAAGAACAGTCGGCCCAAACAAAGCGTAATACTTCGGAAGCGCCGTGGTAGCCGGGTTAGGGTACGCCTCACGGATAAAGTTCACATCTTTGTTCAGTAGATAGTTATACCTACCAGATGCGTCAATCACAGCAAACGAATACGGCGCGAGAAAGTCAGTAGGAGTAGAAAGATACGGAGTGCCAATGGTAAGAGTCCCGGTTACGTTTTTACGCAACGAAGGGAACTGAATCGAGTTGTAGATACGCTGTTCAGCTTGCTCAATAAAACGATTGATCTGAGTCGTAGCATTGACCGTAGACCCATCAGCGAGCGTAACCAACGGAAATTGGTTTTCCGTATAAGTCTGAATAGCTTGTACAAGCTCGGAGTAGTTCATGCCATCGGGCCTCGGCTCATGACGCCTTTAGTGGCAGCACCAGTACCACGCATCTTGATGCCCGTGGTTTTTACGTTCGTGTTAGCCGGATTACCCGTACTGACACGGGGCAACATATTACCCGGCTCCATCTGAGGAGCCGTCAGCGTATTCGGATCTTTGCTTTTAGCGGGTTTGGTAGCCATCTCAACCACCCCGCTGATTCATGACGCGGGCCATGTTACGACCCATTTTACGCATTGCTTGACCGGTCACCCCGCCAGCTTTCATACCTTTGGTATGCATACGCTTTTCATGGGCCTTAACTGCTTTGTCGGCCACACCTTTCATAACTTTCTTGTCCATTACGGACTCCTTCAGGTAGTCACTACCGTTACTGTACCAAGTTGGATTGAAAGCGCCAAGTTATTTGGAGTTAACCCAGCATCAACTCCACTTGCGCCACCCACAGGGTTCCATCCCCATTGAAAGATGCGGCTACCAGCTTCTGGAGTACCCACACCGTAAAAACCAGACGGACTATTTGTGATTGTCTGAAGACCGCTCGTACCAGAAGCCTGATAACTCACATCGGGACGCGGCTCACTAACAGCTTGCGGATCATTGACCGGATAAAGGCCCAACTGCAACTGCGGGTGATCCGGATCCCAACAGGCACTACAGACCTTGATATTAGTCAACTTAGTCTTGACTACAAGCTTCTTCAGCTCCTTCAACTTGTATCGCTGGCCGCATCTGTCGCACTCTGCGATTGAGTATTTCCCGGAGGCGTACTTGGAGGGCATGGTTCACCTTAGTACAAAACCATCCGGGGGACATACCGATTAGCGGCTTTCTCTCTGTCTTCAGTAGAAGCAAACTCCCACTGCTGCTCGTAGTCTGCTTTAAGCATTCCGATTCGATCAGGCGGTACTTCTGGGCTTTTCACACCTAGATAATACGCCAGCCCAGCAACAAGACACGGGACCAGTCGAAACGGGATGTCAGGCGTGTTCGTCCCGTCTCCAGCATCTTGGAGTCTACGAAGTCGCCAGTAGACAAACGTGTACTGATTACCCGGCGCATTGGGCGAAGGCCACACATTGATCGAGGGTAGATTGTTCACCGTCACTACAGCACCGGACGAGTGTCCTGCCGCAGTGGTGTTGTTTTGCCCACGAAAGCAATTTAACAACTGATTCCCAGATACGTTTTGATAAAGTATGACTTCATTATCTAGCGTAATGAAACCAGTTGCTGGAAGACCGTTAGTGCTGCTCAGTGTGATCGTAGTATCAGTCGAAAGAATCGTGCTCGCCAATGTGATAGAAGTCACATATGAAGAGCCAGTCTGACGGTTGATCCAGACTTGGATCGGCCTACCAGTAGCGTTCTTATTGGGGTAAGTCGAGTAGGTAGACTCAGACACTCGATTGATATTGATATCGATCTGCGTCGTGTCAGAACCCGTACGGACAACATGATCTAAAAGATCAATCGTGTCAATCGGAATGGGATAGGTGATCTGTCCTGTGTTCATGACGATTTGCCCCTGCTCAATCGTCCACAGGTTGATTCCGCGATTAGCCCATTCGATAGTCAATAGATTAAATGAGCGTCTGGCCGTCCGGTACTGATAGCCCGTACGCACCTCGATGCCTGTACGTTCGTAGGCTTCCTCAATGATGTCATTGAGATCAAGAGCAAAACTATTCGTACCGGACGTTGCCATGATTACTCAGTGGTAATGTTTCTAGCCGTAGCCACTTGCTCAAGCGCATTGAGGGCATCTTTAAGATAACCACTCACCGCACCGAACAGCCGCTCTTGCATAGCCGCATGAGTACGCACGGCATCTAGCGTGATGAGCAGGTTTTCAGCGGCAAGATGCTCAAATGGATTAATACCTTTTTCACTCATTTGCGGGAGCCTCTTCAGCGGGAGCTTCTTCAACCACCGGAGCTTCTTCAGCGGGAGCTTCTTCAGCAGGGGCTAAATTATCTGAAGTTGCCGTCATCTCTAACTCAAAAAGTAAATCTTTAAGAGCGGGATCAACAGCGCCATGCACACCTAACTGGGCGTCGATGGTAACTTTTACACAGCTAATTAAAAGCGCATAGTTCATTTGTTAAATCCTTTAAGAGTTTCTGCTATCGGTATCTTGCCGTTTTCTGGGCGATACCTTTAGGTTGACTAACAAACTGCTTTCCTTGAGCCTTGCCAGCGCGTTTCGCACGGGTCGTAGCAGCATACTCGGCAGGGCTGAGAGCCTTGATAGCAGCTTCAGGAAGGTAGCGTTCACCAGTCTTGGAGGATGGTTTTCCACTCTTCGTTCGCCACTTCTGGTCAGTCCAAGCCTTTAGACTTTGCTGAGGAGCCTTCAATCCCTGTACCCCCCGCCCTTGGCTTTATATTGCTTTGCCAATAGCTGCGCTTTACGGGCCGACCATTGCCCAGCAGCCGTTCCTTGAGTCGCGGAATTTTTGATGCGATTAAATAATGCTTTACGCATACCCGGCTTGGTATAGTTCCCAGCCTCATTTACTTTGCTGACTTCCCCACCTTCAGCATATTGAGTAAATGCGGTGCTATCCCTACGGGCTTTACGCTTGCCACCGGGCATCTTGGATGGGCTGATAGCGCCCATCCCGCGTGACGGCATCATAAATATTTACCTCTGGTTTTACCGCGTTGAGCAATACCATCACCGCGAGAAGCACCAACTTTACCGCCAGCAGCATAACGAATCATACCGCCGCGTTTTTTAGCTGTAGGCTCTTCTGGCTTAGCGGATCTACGGGGTCTGCTTGGTCCACCCTTACCCGCTTTACTAGGCTTAGGCGATCTTGCAGCCGCACCGCTTGCAGCCGCACCGCTAGGCTTAGGCGATCTTGCAGCCGCACCGCTTGCAGCCGCACCGCTAGGAGCCGGTGCCGCAGCTCGTCTAGCAGCCGTTTCAGCAGTAGCAGCGGCTGTCCTACCGCCTTCTTCACTTCGTAAAGCTGCTGCGCGTCGAGCGGCTGCTTGTTGAGCCGCAGCCGTTTCGGCGGCGGTAGTAGTTGTCCTAGCCTCTGCTTCAGAACGAAGAAGCGCCTCACGCCGTTGAGCCGCTGCTTGACTTGCTCTAGCCTCGCCTTCAACCGCTCGTTGACGCGCAATAGCGGCCTGTTCACTACGCGCTAAATCCGCCGCTGACGGGCCGGTAATCATCTGTTGTTGTCCCCCAGTCTGCGGTACAGAAGTAGGCGGGGTTGGAGGACCAGCCCGCGCTGCTTCTCGATCAAGTGAAGCCTGTCGAGCAGCCGCGACACGCTCTGCTGCACTTTGCCGTGCAGCAGCAGCGCGGGCTTCTAAGTCAATCGGTCTAGCTGAAGTTGCTGCGGCTCTAGCATCTTGTTGACTAGATGCAGTTCTCCTAGCGATTATTTCCCTAGCGGCTGCTGCCCTTGCAGCTTCCCTTTCAGCGGCTGCTGCCCTTGCAGCTTCTCTTGCAGATTCTCTTGCAGATTCTCTTGCAGCGGCTCGCTCCGCAATAGATCTAGTCAGTCCGGTAGCGGCAGCTTGAACGCCCCGAGCAGCAAGAGGTGCTGCTCCTATGAGAAAACCCTCGGGAAAGGCTGTTTCAATACCTTGCTCTCGGATTCGTTGTTGAATTTGCTTAGTGCTGGGGCCGCGATCCTCACCTTCAGAACCAGAGACATATGCTGTACCCCGTGCCGCCTGTGCTCGCCGGTAGTTTTTACCTTCTTCCTCATCGTTAATATCAACAGCGGTAGGTTTATTAGGGATAATCCTAGAACGAATAGGCGCATTCTTCATATCCCTACCAGTATCTTCTTCCTCCTTTTCTTGCCGTCGCTGCATAGCAGCCCGTATATTCTCGCGTATAGCGCGTCCGGTATTAGCGTCTTCGTCATCATCTGAACGCGAAGGCGAAGGCGCGGAAGCGGGGCGAGGAGGCGTGGGAGCGGGAGCGGGGCGAGGAGGCGTGGAAGCAGGGGCAGGGGCAGGGGCAGGGGCAGAAGCGGGGCGAGAAGCGGGAGCGGAAGAAGCGGGGCGAGAAGCGGGAGCAGAGCTAGCCGTTGGTTTACGCTCACGCTCTTCCGCTTCTTGCCGCTCTCGTTCGCGGCGATCACTTTCCTCCCCCATAGCGTCAGCTACTCGGCTAGCGGTGGGATAGGCAGGGCGGTTTTGAGAGACGGTAGGGCGAGGAGGCGTGGGAGCGGAAGCGGGGCGAGAAGGCGCAGAAGCGGTTCGCTTGCGGTCAGACTCTTCAGCCTCAGCCTGTTGGGCTTCACGGACTCTACGTATAAAGTCCTTCTGCGCGGCATTTTCGTCGCTTTTATCAGCTAAAGCCGCATAAAAAGCGGCCCGCTGACGAACATCGTTGCCAACACCGCCGCCTTCAGCAAACCGCTTCATCTTCTTTTTCATGATTTATGCCTTTCAGCACATACCGCCTTTACGCATCGTGATCTGCTTGGCTTTGGTTTTGCCTTTACTGGCAACACCGTCAGCAGCACGTACGTAACCACCAGCAGCATAGGCTTTACCGCCATGCTTCATGCCCTTGGCTTCAGCCATCTCATGCTTAACCATAGACTTCGGAGCGCCTTTCTTTTTCATGAAGGCGATCTCTTTACCCATCATTGCTTTGGACTCTTTCATTTCACCACCTTTAGCAAATTTACGGCCTTTATCGGCCTCCATGAATTCCTTGCCAACCTTTTGAGGGATGCCAAGGCGCTTAGCTGCGGCGGGGTTATTCGCGACCAACGCCATCAGATTGTGTTGGGATTTTGTCTTGCTTGGCACTTTTACGCCTTAACATTCGTTGGATTGTATCTGTTTCCCAAATACGAATGCCAGTCCAAATGATGGTAAATAAAGCAGCTACAGAAGGCAACATATCTACGAGCGTACCTACAACAGTAACTACTGACACCCCATCAAGGACAAGCTTAGTTGTCTCATGAGTGTTGTTAGTCATATTAGCAGTTCCACGCCCGAAGAGATTTATTGATACGGCTGTTTGGATCTTTAGCCGTCTTAGCGGAAGTGAGTTTCTTCTTCATCCCTTCCATCCGAGCACAGAAGGAATCGCGGCGTTTGCCGCCTTCAGGCTGCGGAGGCTTGAGACCCGGCTTCCCCGGATTGGCTGCGTTGTAACTGGCTCGGCCTTTGGCATTCAAACCCCCCTTGGGGTTCTTGCCTTCAGCTCTCTGCCATGCAGGAGTCTTAGCCATGATTACCTCTTCTGTTCTTTGAGTTCAGCAGCCAGAACTTCTGTCTTCTCTTTGCTACTTGCGCTAGAGCCGAGAAAGAAATTCAGGATGGTGGCAACGACAGTGCCAAGAAGAAACCCGAGGATCGTGTCGGCGAAACGGACGTTCATCTCAGGGATGAAGGTGAAGGTGATCAGGAAGATATAGACAACCGCAGTCACTGACCAGAACGTAGCGAGGTACATGACATACCTCTTCGCAAACTTGTCGTCCTGTTGCAATGCCGCTACCTGCATGGCCCGAGCGTCAGCCGTGTTCTTGTTGGCTTGCTCGATCTTGAACTCTTCGTGCTTCTGAGCAGCTTCACGCAGGGCTTTCACTTCCTCTGCGCTCATGTCAGGCTTTAGCTC